TTCTATATGTTATTTGAATTAAAATCAAAATTAAAAGTCCATCAGTTCTTGAGATTTGTCCCAACAAAAAAGCTATTACTGCAATCCATATTAACAGAATATAGAATGATGTCTTATTTATCATTTTTTCCTAATTTAAAATTATCGTTTCTTCTACGAGGCTGTCTGCGAGCCTTTTGGCAAAATTCAAGTCTTTTTGAGCGTTCAAAAAGGCGTTATAAAGACTTGTCAGCCTCTCGGCAGGGATTTTGTTAAAATCATCTTCTTTCGCTGCACGGCAGGCGATGCCTTTCACATATTCTACGCTTGGTTTTTTATTCATCTTTTCAAATACCCCGAAGATAGCCGCTATCAGTCTTTTTCTCTTCTTGTCTAGTTCTTGGGACTTCGCCGAAGCTCTTTTGTTCAGCTCGTAATAAAGTTCATCTATTTCAGATGCTGTAAGCTCTTTCGCTGAGCTGGTGCGTCCATTGGTAAAGTTGTAGATGATTTCTCCCCGTTGCTCCTGTACTCCTTGCTTGGAGAAAGAAGTCATCAGTGCTTTGAGTGTTGCCATATCTAAATTTTATAATATCCATTTATTATTTTCCATTACTATTTGTTTCCGTTCTATTTCGACAACTTCTTTAGAATCTTCATCTATCCAACTTTCTTTAAAAAATATTCTACCTCGTAAAACCTCTTTTCCTCCCACTATCTCAATTCCTTCTTTATATTGCTGTTTTTTATCACAGAACTTCAGTTCTTGAATTTTTAATTCAACAATTTTTTTACGAAGTTGTATTATTTTCTTCTCGTTTTTTTCTATTTGATTTAGTAATGATTGCCTTGTCATTTTTTCTTTCAATTTTGCTCCGCTCGGGGGCTTGAACCCCGATGCCTGCCTGTGCGGAAAGGTTAGAATTTAATCCTCTTTTTTTGAAGCATCCAGCATTATTGCAAAATCAGAGATAAGCTCTCTTAATACTTCTTGATATTCTTCTTTGTTAAGTTCTTTTGTTTCTCTCTCGAAAAACTCTTTTACTGCTTCTGTGATTTCTTCTATTTTGTCCATTTTTAAATTATTTTTAAAAGTTATGTTACTCAGCATACATAGCCTTTACAGCAAACATGCATGCCTCCTCTAATTTTGTTTGTGCAAGGGAAATAAGCCTTTGCTTTTCTCCACTTGCAGGAGCGGCATTTTTATCGCCTCTTTGTTGTTCCAGCCCGTCTATGATTTCTGCGATACGCTTCCTTGTGGTCTCTACTATCATCGGCTCCATTTCTCTGTTTCTTAGACCACACCTTTTCTGTCCTATTGTCATTTTAAATTAGTTTTAAAGGTCATTTAAATTACTCTTGTGGGAGAAGGAAACTCAAATCAATATCCTTTGAAAGCTCTGCGCTGGTCATGGATAAAGGCAGGTTTCTTTCCATCCCTACACCATCTACTTCCCACGCTTCTATAAACCATTTGGATAGTTTCGGTTTGTAGGCGTTCTGGATGATTTCTACCCCTTTCTGAAAGTCCGTATCTGGATAATCTCTATCGGCAATTTGTCTCAGTTCCAGAACTTTTTTACTATCCAAATCCCCTTTACCGTTTCTTTGTAAAAGGCGGTAAATAGAGGCTACTAATTTTTTTGAATTTTCATCCCTAAATAATGTTCCTAAGAACTTATGCACCATTTCCAAACCATATCCTGCCTCATCAGTGTAGCCGTCTGTAATTCGGTAGCCCAGCTTGATACTTTGCTTTCCATGAGTAATGGTGTGGCTTTGCTGGTTTTTAGCCTTAATGCCCATTGTCTCAATTTTCAGCTTCAAGTAATTTTCAAAAGTTCGGAAAGTGACCTCCTTTATTTTTGTAATATCATCCGAAACGCTTTTAAGAAGTTCAAACATTGTTGGTACCGTTCCTGCTGCCAAGTCTTCCAATGCTTTTAAATCTTGGGCTTTTTTCTCTTTCTTGGCTTTTTCCTCCTCTTTTAGTTGGTTCTGTAAAGCCTTTTTCTGCTCATCCGTGAGTTGTGTGATGTCTATTGCTGTCATAATCTTTTATTTTTTTGCTTCTAATTTCTTTTTTAAAATTCTTGTAAGGGTCTGCAGTCTTGCAATTCTGGAGTAAGATTGCCAGCACTACAACTGCTAATATTTTATAAATCATCGATATCATCATAATAAAGGGTTATCAATAGAATAGATATGAATGAAGTATAAGTAAGGGTAACTATTCCCCACATTATATCTTGTCGCCAGCAAACAGCACTTAACAAAAACCCTATTAAAGCGATTAAAAGAGTGCTTTCCTTTCTGAATATATCAAACAATTTCAAGATATAAACAGCGTGGGCTAATAATAAAATCATAAATGTTGTCATCTCTTTTATTTTTCTTGTTTTTCTAATAGTTCTTTTTGTCTCTCTAATAATCCTTCCAGCTGGTGCTGTAGCTCTTTCCACTCTGCAAGGCTTTCCGCCTCTTCCATTTGTTTCTCTATTTCTTTTATCATCACTTCCAACTCCTCAAGGTTGGGCTCAAATAGTTCTGTCATATCTTTTTGTTTTTTATTAGTTATAAGGTTTCCATTTCATTCGCAGTGCTCTCATGAACACATCGTTTATTTTCTTCTCCAGCTTCTCGGGCTGGGTAAACTCTTCGCCTTGCAAAATCTTAGACCTTTCAAGTTGGATATACATCCTTTCAAATGATGTAAATACCCGTTCGTATTGGCTATCAAACTGCAAGACCTTTAATAATATATCGTCTCTATTCATATTGTTTAATTTTGATATCCTTGTAATTCTTCGTATCTTTCTTCCCAGATAACATAAGGGTTTTTTCTTCCTTCCTTTTCTTCCTTTGTTATATGCTCCATAAGCATCTGTTCTTACTTTCATGTTAGCATCATGCATTATATCAAACTCTAATTGGTCTTCAGGGTTGTTTCCTCTTGCATGAGCTGTTATGATGAATATTTTTTTAGGGAATAATTTTCTTACCAATGTCAAATAATCTTGAAATGCATTTCGTCCTTTGAAAAAATAAGTTGCAGAGTCTATTACCACCACTTTTGCAGACTGCTTCTTTCTAAGACGCTGTACAAGCTCATCATAATTGTCTTTTACAGCATGGAAATTTCCTCTTACAGAGTCTATACCGCATCTTTCCATTCTTAAAAAGAAATCATCATCATCTGGTTCTTCTTCTAATGAGTTATAAATGACTTTATAAGTTCTTGCAAATTCTGCAACAAGTTGCATTACAAAACTACTTTTTCCGCTTCCAGATGCCCCCCAAATCAGCCAAACACCTTTGTCTTGTGGTGTAGAGAACACTTCTTGAAATTCTCCTGTAAAAGGAATGTAGTGTCGCTTAGTATTCTTTATATTATCATAAGTAAGCGCTTGTTTTAGTTTAATTTCTTCCATGCTATAGGTTTGGTAGTTGTAATACTTTTCTTGCAAATCTTTCTGTCATTGGCTCTCCTGTTCGTATACTTTCTCTTTTTATAGGAAGCAGAGCATCGTGTAGTTCTCCGTAATTGTCACAATTATTTTGTAAGAACTTGACTAAACTTTTATCTTCAATATCATTTAAAAAGCCTTTAAATGATGTATCAATAGGGCTTAAAACTCTTATCCCGAATTTTATTCTTCGGTAGAACTGTGGCATGCCTGCTTTATTTTTCTTTTTGAGCGACTCTAGTTTGTCTGTCAGCTGGTCTGTCCCTATAAGGTTAATAGATACATATTTGTGTAAGTGGTCGTGTAGTTCTTTGATGTTGCAGAGTGTCGCTATCTTCATATATTCAGCCTCATCAAAGATTAAGACAGGCTTTTCTCCTTTCATTCTTCGGGCTTTTAGGTTTTTGATGATATCGCCCATTTTTTTAGACTTGGATTTACCATGCTTTAGTTTGAGAGCGTCTAAAATCTTATCCAAAAGGTCGGAGATGTTGTCCATAGAACCTACAGTGATTTTAAAGTTCTCTTTAGGGTTTTTGCTGACAAATTTGTCTGCAAAATAGGTTTTACCACATCCTGTTTCTCCAATAATTACCCTGGTATACCCAAACTCCTTAGATTCTTCCAGTGTGGCAATAATTCCCTTCATCTGGCTGGTGGGTATTGTTTTCCAGAGTTCCTGTTCTGCACTTTTACTGATAACATCAGCAAGCATTCTAAACCATTTTTCTGGGATGTCACCTGTGTTTCCTGCTCCTGCATTATATTTAAACTCTGAATTTGGTTTAAACATTTCTGATAAATACTCCTCACTAACTCCCGACAGCCTGTGCATATCTGCACTATTCATTTCTCTTTCCTGCATAAATGCGAGGGTATCTTTTACAATCTGTTTTTTTTCTGTTATATCCATATCTTTTGTTTTTATAGGTATTCGTTTAGATCCACTTTATCTGATAAATATTCATCTTGTTCTTCTTGCCAAGAGGTTTGTTTTCTCTCTTTGGTATTAGCTTCTATCTCTATTACTTTAGCTTTGGCTCTTTCTGCTGTTTTTAGCCTTGCTTTGGATTTTTGGTTTTTATGCTGTCCCAAACTATCCGTGAGCAAATGTTTTGCAAGGGTATCTTCTAGCGCTGGGTTATCCTGCATCATGTTACTTACTATTCTGCTGCTGGTTGCTCTTTCTTCTATGATGTAATCTTCTACCTGTTCGTTGTATGCGAATATTTTATGTAGTTCTTCTGCATCTCCCTCGGTTCTGTCATAGAGTGCCATTGGCTGGATGTATTTTTCTTGAAGCAGAAACTTATTTTTATCATCAGAGGATACTACCAATATCTGACTGAGGTCAAAAGGATTGTATTTTACCTGCCAATTAGTATGCAGAAGCATTCTGAAAGCAATATCAAAGCTGTCGTAACAACGCTCCTCGCCAAGTATTACAGGAGTAATTCCCTGTCCCTCTAGTTTGCAGGTTCTCTTGGTCTGCATTCCTATTACATCAAGAAGGTATTCCGTTTCCATATACCCGATATGCTCTTTTGGAGTTTTATCAAATCCTTCCAGGTAATCCTTTAAGAGTTCTTTCCTCTCAGCATTTATCATCGCTTCTATCTGTCTGCATACCCCTTTATAATCTGGGAAAGAGTGGCGTATTTTATCCAAAAACTCTGTATTTGGCTGGTTTTTACTCCCTGTTGTTACACCATATCCCGACCAATTAGGAGCTAGTTTACAATGTTTTTCATTGAACCTTTTAAACCACGGCTCTATTGGTTTAGCCTTTGCATTTTTGACTTTTGCAGGGGTATAGTGTGTACATATCCCTATATAATTTGCCTTTAATTCCTTACCTCCATATCGGTCTGACTGGAGCTGGTAAGGTCTGTAGTACTCTCCAAAAAGTTCCTTTATATGCTGAAAAGCATTCAAGGTGGCCTCTTGTATCAGTTCGGGTGTTTCGTGGGTGCCTATAGCATAGCCCACGGGGTAATAATTGAATGGGTCTAATACTATCACTGCATTTACCCTGTTAGTATAAGTGGTTACATTATGCCCTTTGCTGTTTTTATCTGTTTTTTGATAAAGAAGCTCTACATCCCAGCCGTCCAATGTCCAGAATAATAGCGGAGCAGAAGGTCGGCGGCGTTTGTTCTGCATTAGGATTTTATTTCTTAAATCTGTTACTCCATTACGCCCCGCAAAGATGACAAGCTCTCTTTCTTTTCTTCTGTTTGCCACTGTTCCTGCTGTTATTACTTTCCAGCTCATACGCTCGGCTACTGCATTATACATCGTTGCGATTATCTCGTTATCAAAGTTGTTATGTTTAGCTAAAAGCTCATCTATTAGAGCGGTCTGCTCATCTGTGACTACTTTTCTTGCGTTTGCATTCTGTAGCGTTCCAGGAATGAGACATGCATAGCCCTCTTTTTGGTATTGCAGCACCTTACGGCGCAGACTATCTTTGTGTGTCGGCAGATTATGGGCTACTTGTGTAAAAGCATTGACATCATTGCTCAAACTCTGCCAAATATCCATAGTTTTAGAGTTTAATGCCTTTTTCATTCCTTTTCTATCACTTTTTACCGAAATACAAGCATTTAGCACACTCGCATTGTGAGTGTATAGTTCCACTTGCTCTGTTGTGAGCTTTTTTTCATTTCGTTCCCCGTAGCGGTGGGAATTGTAGAATTTAAAAGCCTCTCCATCTGTGAAATAATGTTTTGCAAAAAAACTTTCTTTTACTTTTTTAGGTGGATTGTCAAACTTTAGAGCCAGCATATCCTGCCACTCCTGTGATAGGCTTCTGTATTCTATCAAGGCATCACATCCAAGAGAAGCCCTACGGAGTCTCTTTTCACTGCATGTATCTGAATCCATACGCCAACGCAAAGCACGAGACTTAATGACACAAAGACTTTGTTCATCTTTGTTGCCATCGGAAATCAAGAATTTAATCTTGACGCCCAACTTGTCGTTATAGTATTCGTATGGAGTTATTTCGTTCATTTTATTTTCTTGTGAGCTTTCCGCTCTCTTTGTTCCCGCTGGGGACTCGAACCCCAGTGTATGCCCTTCGGGATAAATCACTATATTTGTGGTGTCTAATCAATGTTTATAGTGATACTATCTATGAAAAAAACTGATTTTAGCATTCTCCTAATGGAAACTCTGCCTCCATGTTTCGCTCTGGCAGATAACTGATCCTTTTGCTAGTCCATACTTTTATCCCTAGAAAATAGTAGTGGGTTCTGATTTCTTCTTTGTTGCTGCCTAGTGTGTAGTAGGTGTATTCTATTTTTCTTAACATCTGTTTCATATCTATTACTTTTTTACTTTGTTACTCATTTCTATAAATCTGTCCTGTGTGGCTTGTAGTTTTTGCTCGAATTTTTCTCGGGTAATTTCTCTATACATAGCCTCATCTTCTGCTAGATCAAAGGGAGTGAAGTTGTCGGTTATCACCACCATGTCGTCTAGAAAGTATATTGCTGTTCCTGTTTTGTCCTCACCAGCCCCTCCTGTTATTTTCATAAACAAAATCTCTTCTTTCTGGTAATATTTGCCTACTTCTAGGTCTTCTACTTTTTTTATCTCGTTATTCATATCTATTGGTTTATAATGTTTTCCACTGCTTGTTCTGTAGCTTGGTCTATTTTCTTGCAAAGCTCCTTGTAGTCTCTTAGTACATTGTCTGCCATCAGTCCCTTGCGGTCGCCTTTTAGGATCTGGCGAACATATCTGGCAGAGAACCCATACATCTCTGCAATTTTATTTACTGCTAATGGGTGGTATTTTTCTCTTTTTTGCTTACTTTTGTTCATTGTCTTTATTGTTCCTTTTGTTGGCACAAAGATATAGATAAAATTTTATCCAAAACAAACAAAAAGATAAAAAAATGACTAACATCAAGGAGAGAGTATTGTATTTTATTGAAAATCAAGGAGAAAAAAAAGAAACTTTTTTTGAAGATTTAGGAATGTCTTATGCTAACTTTAAAGGAGTTCAAAAAAAATCAGCACTTGGGTCTGATAAAATAGATAAAATTCTATCTAAATATCCAGATTTAAATTTAGAATGGTTATTCTCTGGTAAAGGCGAAATGTTAAAGAGTGGGAATACTAATACTGAAACCAGCAAAGAGGAATCAGTAAAGGGTATTCCTCTTGTAAATGCTACTGCTATAGGAGGATATGGTAATAATGTGTTTTCTTTTGAAGAGAGAGATGTTAAAGATTACTATGTGATTCCAAAATTTAAGCATAAGCAAGTAGATTTCATGATAGAGGTAGAGGGTTCCTCCATGTATCCCAAATATAATAGTGGGGATGTGGTGGCCTGTCGTATCATAAAAGAAAGAAACTTTATACAATGGAATAAAACCCATGTCATAGCTACAAGAGAACAAGGGATTATTATTAAAAGAATAAAACCAAGTGATGCCCCTAATAGTCTTTTAATGGTTTCCGATAATGAAAGTTATGACCCTTTCAATGTTCCAGAGGAGGAAATAGAAGGTTTGGCTATTGTAGTCGGTGTAATTAGGCTGGAATAGAACAAAATGTCCTATTTTTTATATTTTCTTGGTAAAATCACTGGTTAAAATCACATAAACAACTCATTATTAGATACTTAATTAAAATAAAGAACATTTACAGAGGTAAATAGGGGTATATATTCTTTTGTTTAATGGTCGTTTAATTATTATTTTGGTATAATAGGGGGTAAGATTTTAATACTTTTTTTCGCTAAAAACTACCCCCATAGTTGCCCCCATTACTTCCCCCAATGTCAAAAAACATGCTTTTTTTATCATTTTTGGGTAGTGGTATGCGGGTAGTAATAGGGGTAGCTACCACCCT